GAAAAGATTGGTATAGTCCATTTGTTTACACTTGGATACAGAGGATCAGATTTAATTTCATTTAAACTTTCTCTTAACAATCCTTATAAGATTGCAGCCCTACAAGAACTTGAACACTGGAAAACTAAATTTGATGTTGCTGGTTCTGCTACTGAAGGGTATTTCTCTAAACGTTGGATTGCTCATAATATCTTTGGTATCTCCGATGAAGAATTCCTCCGTATTCAAAGAGAACAATTCTATGATCGTAAATTCAACGCTACACTTGAAGCTGCTGGTGCTCAACCACAAGACGGTGGAGGAGGAGGCGGTGGAGGTGGCCTTGGAGGTTTAGGTGGAGGAGGACCAGAAGAAACCCCACCAGACGTAGGACCAGAAGGAGGCCCACCAGAAGCTCCAGAAGGTGGAGGAGGACCAGAAGGTGGTGGAGGCGCACCAGAAGCCCCAGAAGCTCCACCAGCAGCGGGAGACGAGGGAGGAAGCACATTATTAGCAGCACCCCCCGGTAAAAGAAGAGATAGTGCTGGAAAAGTAATGACTACTACACCAGCTTCAAAAGGAAAGTGGTATGGACCAGTTTCTAATAGAGGCGGTGACAAAAGAGATGTAGGAGCAAGAGCCAGAGGATTTAAAGCTTCTGGTGGAGGTTTTACAGCTAGTCCAAGTGTAAAGAATATTTTTCCAGGGTTCCAAGATATTAAATCTTTAGCAAATGCAGCAGGTATTAGCGAAACTTCACAAGAAAAACACAGAGACGAAGAATACGAACTATTTACAATAGAAAAAGAAACTAGAGTTCTTTTAGAAAGCTTGGAGACAAAAAAGAATGGAAAAACTTAAACTCAAACACAATAAGAAAAGAAATACAGCTTTTCTTTTTGAGTCATTAACAAAAGAATTAACTAAGGCAATTGTAAATAAAGATGAGAAAACAAAACAAATTATTATGTCTGTTATTAAAGAACACTTTAAAAAAGGTTCAATACTATCAAAAGAATTAGATGTTTATAAATCTCTTTATGAAACAAGAGGTCTTAATAAAGATACAGCCAATAGAATGTTGAATGAAGCAAAAAGAATGTATGCTACTTTTATGCCTCAAGATATTTTCAATCAACAAACCAGAATTATAAATGATGTAAATAAAAAAGTAAATCCTTCTGTCTTTACAAACTTTATGTCTAACTACAAAGACCTAGCAACAATAGCTCAAATCTTTGATAATGAAATTCCTATGAAGACAAGAGTTATTTTAGAACAATATTTGATTGATAGATTATCTACAGAAGACAACGCACAAAATAACCTTAAACCAATTGATAGCCTTGTTTATAAAGAATTCGTAAAGAAATTCAACGACAAGTATGGAACCTCTTTGATGGAAGAACAAAAAGAACTTCTTACCAAATACATCGCTTCTTATTCAAATGACGATATTGATTTTAAAATGTATCTTAACGAAGAGATTGGAAGAATAAGACAAGTAGTTTTATTATCTAAACAAATCACGGAGAGTAAAGAAAAAGAAGGATTACTAAATATTCTTGAAGCTTTTAAAACAACACAAGTAACTCCAGCTATGGTTGAGAAAGTATTGAAATTACAACAGTTAGTTAAGGAACTTGTTTAATGTCGATAAAGATTAAAGTTAAAGACGACAGTATGGAAGGGATTGGCGAACCAGAAATCCCAAAAACTAAAGTTCGTCTTGATATAAGAAAAACCTTAGATGGTAATTATATAATCCAAGATCATCCTTATATTGATATTATATTATCCCCATCAAAAAATAAGATCTTAGCCCTATCCACTATTGCGATGGATGATAAAGTATATTATACTCAAAATAAATACTTTGACTTTCTTTACAAGCGTGGAGTAATAGACCCATCAACAATTCAAGCTGGAAACATTTATGCTTCTATGGAAGCTTCTATTCCTCAAACACAAGAGAAAGTAGATCCAATAGAAGTAATAATATTTACAACTGCTTTGTTTATGGATAAAGAAAGACCTTCATTTGAATACGAGAAGGCTATGAGAAAAATGCAAGACGATTATCTTACTGACCCAAGCGATCAAGATTCAACTGAACTTGGAGAAGTGCCACAGAAGCCCCGTCAAGGTTCTATTGGAACTGCTGCTTACTCTATTAACAAACATTACAATATCGCTTATCTTGGAGAGCGTAAAGAGAAGAAATAATGTTCCTCCCATACTTCATACTAATTTGCTATGGTTTAACCAATATCCTTGTTTATGGTTCTATATTTAATTGTATAAGACCAAAACAAGGATTATTGGGAGAACTATTCAAATGTCCTATGTGTATGGGATTTCATATTGGATATATAATTGCTTTATTATTAAATGCTTCTGATCTATTTAGTATATCAATCAACATAATCGATATGTTTATGTTGGCTTGTCTTTCATCGGGGACTTCATATGTTCTTTGTTCATTATTTACGGATTTTGGAATTAATTTCAATATCAACAAGCAAGATAACAAATAAACAAACTAATTAAAATAGTCGGAGATATTATGAAAACTAACTTAACACAAGGCTTTTGGACCCGTAAATGGGCTCTACAACCAGTTCGTCTGTGTTGCCGAGGAAAGCGGTTTGACCGTAAATCTAATTAAAAAGGAATTATTAAAATGAGAATAACTGAGTCGCAACTTCGTTCAATAATAAAAAATGAATTAAATCAAATTTTATTTGAAGGTATTAAATTAGATCCAAATGGACCACCACCATATGGTATACCAAACGATGTTATAAATAGAGCAAGAAAAGAACTTAGAGCTGATGGCCTCGGCTATGGCGCACACTATGATTTGGGACAATTACCATATTATATAGCACAAGCTATTCATGGTAAAAATGCTACACACGAACAACTAAATAAATATAATTTTTTAGCTGGTGATAAACTTAGAAAATTAATAGAATATAGTAATGATCAAAATCAACAAGATAAAAGTCAAGCTAACAGTCCACAAGCTGACCAAAAAAGATTAGCAAGAGGTCTAGCTAAAAGCGATAAACTTGCTAGAGATTTGGGTTATGAGGAATAAAATAGGAATAATTTAAATGTCCAAACCGCTATTAAGAGAATTTTTTGAACTATGCCCCGATGGGATCTGCGAAGACATACTTACAGAGTCCGATAAACATTTTATTAAAAATGGTGGCATGATGTTATCTGGTGTAATTCAAAGAGCAGATGCGAGAAATGGAAATGGAAGAATTTATCCTCATTCTGTTTTATCGAGAGAAATGGATACATACAAACAACTTGTTCAAGAAAGAAGAGCACTTGGAGAACTGGATCATCCAGACCTATCAGTAATTAATCTTAAAAACGTTTCACATCTTGTAGTAGAAGTATGGTGGAATGGAAAAGATGTAATGGGTAAAATTCAAGTTCTCAATACACCATCTGGTCAAGTATTAAGAGAGTTAGTTAACGCTAATGTTAAAATTGGTATTTCTTCAAGAGGAACTGGATCTGTTAGAGAAAGCAGAGGAGAGACAATCGTAGAAGATGATTTCCAATTAATTTGTTTTGATATTGTTTCGGAGCCTTCAACTCATGGAGCATTTATGTTTCAAGAGAGAAAAGGAAATGTAAACGAAAATAAACAAGCAAGAGTTTCAAATCTTATCAAAGATATTTTAAAATAAAAGGAGTTTTATAAATGCAACTTACAACACAACGTCTCAAGCAAATCATCAAAGAAGAACTTGAAGCAATCGTCTCGGAAATGAGCGACGAAACAGAGACAGAACTTTCAACAGAAGAACAAGAAGTAGCTTCACTTGAGCAACAACTTGCAGAAGCCAAAAAGAAAGTTGAGATGGGCAAAAAAGCCGCTATGAAAGGCAAAGAAAAACCAGTTGGCAAAAGAGGCAAAACAGTAGCCCCCGCTGCCGCACCTATGAAAGCAAATAATGTTGGCAACCTTTATGGCAAGGGTGCAACAAAAATGCCTACAAAAAAGTGAGATAAAAATAGACCTTAGTTGAGGTTTTTGAATATGAGGTGGTGTATTTACTTACATCACCTCTATTTATTATGAATTGGTGAAAAATGAAAGCAGAAGAACTTAAAAAAACTTTAAGACCTCTTGTAAAAGCCCTAGTAAAAGAAGCGATGCAAGAGGAATTATCCACAGTAATAAGTGAGATAATAAAACAAACAGCAGGGTCAACATCAATAGTAGAACGTAAACAACCTACTATTGATCCAAAACTACAACAAGAAAGAATGATTGCTAAACAAAAAGCAGAATCCGAAAGAAAGAAAATGCTTGAAGAAATTAGCAAAAAATCTTATGGTGGTATAAATATATTTGAAGGAACAACTCCTTTAGCCAGAGGTGGAGAAATAAGCGAAAGCAGATCCTCAACCCCCTCAGCAGCAGAGCCTTTATCTGGTGTAGACCCACATGATCCCGGCGTTGATATTGGTGGTCTTCTTAAACTTACAGGTGGTTGGAAACAAATAAGATGAAAAGATTAACAGAAGCACAAGTAAGACAAGTTATAAGAGAAGAATTAAGAAATTATCTTATTCAAGAAGGTATGTTAAAAAACATAACTCTTGGTGTTCTTGGTGGACTTGCTGCTGCTGGTCTTCAATATTTAATAAAAGAGCCAACAGCACAAGCAGAGCAAGCTGTTGAAGAAATGGAAGAATTAAAAGATACACAAGAAGAAGAAGACGAAGAAGTAATTGAAGTTGATCAGCAGATATTTGATAAAGCAGAACAAATTATAGTCAAGTTAGTAACAAAAGGTGCTAATGAAGATTATGCAAGAGAAATTGTTAGCAGAGTGTTTGTGGGAGCAGCAAAGGAATTTGATTCATCACATGAGGAAAAAGAGCCAAATTTTGAAAAAGAAAAAATAAAATTTATTAACAATAAACTTGGCGAAATATTAAATGATGAAACACTTTATAAGATTCTTGCATTTGATTTTATGAAACACGCTGAAAATGTAGGTAGAAGCGAAGCTGTTGCTGCTGCTTCACATTTTGGTACATCTTCTCCCAAACTTTCGATTGAATTTGCTTTAGCTAATGGATTTTTATTAAGTGCTAGAGAAAATTATAAAGAAGCTTTTCAAAACTCAAAAATCAAAAAAGACGAACAAGGAAATACATATTATTTATTTGATCCTATGAAGTTAGGTTATTGGGATGATAAAATACAAAGAGGATCAGAATTAAGTCAATTAGTAGGTAATAATTTAGGTAATGTAAAAATACCTAAAAAAATGTTTGATGCAGCACAAGCGATAGATATGGAAAGATATATTGGAAAGCAGCTTCAAGAAAATAAAGTTAATAAATTAAGACAAAGAATAAACGAATTGAGAGGTGTTTATGTCTAAGAGTAAGAATCTTCACGCAAAAGTAGTCCCAAAGAAAGGCGAACCTTTTGAAAGAATGGTGAAGAGATTTTTAAAGAAAGTAAAAAAAGAAAGAGTTATCGAGCAAGTTAAAGATAGAAGATATTATGAGAAACCATCTGTTACCAAAAAGAAAGAAAAACTTGCTGGAATTGCTAGATGGAAGAAATTTGAAGCAGATAAAAGAAAGAAAGAATTAGCAAAGGAAGCTAATTATAATAAACGTGTAGATAACAATAAAAGAAGGGAAGATTAAAAATGTCACAGCAATATCCTTATGGCGTTGGATTACAGAATGTAGGTTCATATCAAGTTTCTGGTGCTCCTTATGCTACTTCAAGTATAGCAGCACCATCAAACGCTGGAACTCCTACCCAAGTTTCGTTTCCAGACATAACACAAAGAATTGTAGTATCAAATGTGAATACTGCTTCTGCTTTAAGAGTAGGATTTTCAGCAAATGGTGTCTCTGGGACAAATTATTTTATAATTCCCGCTGCTTCAAGTTCTGTAGTTTATCCTACACAAGATTTTAAAGTTAAAGTATCATCAATATTTTTACTTTCTCATACAACAACTCCAACAAGTGCTTCTATATTTGCTGAGCTTACAAACATTTCAACTTCACATTTAAACAATTCTGGACCTAATGGTATTGGTAATAATTGGTCGGGTTCTGTAGGGGTAGGATAAAATGAGTAGATTTGGTTGGGCTTATGTAAACGGTATTATAACTGGATCGGCTGCTGCTGCTGGTCCAACCAATTCTGTCCAGTTTAATTCTGGTTCTGGTGTTTTTTCTGGATCGAGTAATTTTACTTTTAATCCATCAACAAACATTTTAACAGTAGTTGGAACAATATCTGCATCAAATTATCTTGGTGTTTCTGGTAGCGGTGGAGGCAGTACAAGTCCAGGTGGCTCTAATACACATTTACAATATAATTCTGGTTCTACATTTGCTGGTAAATCAAATTTAACTTTTGATTATACAACAAATATTTTATCCTTAACTGGAACAACGTTAGTATCTGGTTCATTAACAGCAACAAACACAATAACAGCAACATCAGCATCATTTTTAGATTACGTCCAATTAGGAACTTCTTTAAGTGATGAAGTTTATTTTAATGCTAGTTCAAAAACAAATATTCAACCAGCAACAACAAATGACGTAGATCTTGGTGCTTCATCAAGATTTTGGAGAACTGGTTATATAACTACCTTATCTTCTTCCGCTATTTCTTCTTCTGTTAATATAAAAACAGGAGAGATAACTGCTACGTCAGCCATAATAAATGGACCAATTTCAAGTTCTGGTAATATAAATGGTTCTGGATTACAAATATCTGGTGGTGGTTCTTTTGGAGGAACTGTTACTGTAACTGGTTCTGTATCAGCTTCAGCCAATCTACAAACTGCTGGTGATATTACAGCAGGAACAAATCTAACAATAAATAATTTTGCTATTATTAAAAATGGTTTAACAGTAACTGGTAGTTCTACTATTACTGGTAGCCTAACTGTAATAGGTATTATGTCTGCTAGTTCCCTTAGAGGTGATGGAAATAATATAACTGGTATTGATGGTGCTAAGGTTAATGGAGTTGGTGACGATTGGACTATTCAATTTAAAAATGGAAACACAGGAACTTTAACTGGTTCTTCCGGTTTAACTTTTAGTGGTAGTGCTTTAACTGCAAGTATTGGAAAATTTGATACAATTATCGTTAATAGAACTAGCACTTCTTCTAGTATTTCTTTAACTTCCATACAACATATAATAGCAGTTAATACTTCTGGTGCTGTTGGAAGCGTAACTCTATCTTTACCAAATGCTTCAACATTACCTAGTGGAAAACATTATGTAATAAAAGATGAAGGTGGAAAAGCTGATAGTAAAAATATTATAGTAAGTTGTTCTGTCTTTGGTCAAACTATAGATGGTGCAAGTTCTGTTACAGCAAATTCACCTTACGCAGCATTAAATATATATTGCGATGGAACAAGCAAGTATTTCATCTATTAACAAAATAGATTACTATTTAGTATTGACAAGATATAACTTATATAATAAGTTATAGTATTTGTTTTTTTTTAAATAGGAGATAAAAACATATGGCTTATAAATTTTCAGTAGGAGCATACCAACACTCTGGTTCTCTACAAGCAACAGTAGACATTACAGGTTCAACTACAGTTTCTGGTGCTGTAGGTAATTTCGGTACATTAACAGTAGCATCATTCAGTCCAGCAAATATTAGTTCAACAAATATAACAGCATCTTCAAATATGTCTGCTTCAACAGCAAACTTTGGAACATTAACAGTTGGAACATTTAGCCCAGCAAACATTAGTACAACAACACTAACTGTTACTGGTGTCACAACTCTAAGTGGTAACGTAGCTCTTGGTGACGCTCCAGCAGATGTTATTACTGTAAATGGTCAAATTACTGGTTCCCTATTTCAAATTAATGGTGGTACAATAAATGCTACTACAATTGGTGCATCTACTCAATCTAGTGGTAAATTTACAACACTAAGTGCTTCTTCTACGCTTGATGTTGTTGGAACTTCAACACTTCAAACATTAAATGCCCAAGCTACAACTGCTACAACTCTTTCAGCTTCATCAACTTTACAAGTTGGTGGAGCACTTACTGTAGCTGGTGCAACAACCCTAAATGGTAATTTAACTGTTAATGGAAATATTACTTATGTAAGTTCATCTGTTGTAGAATTCAAAGATGTAAATCTAATTCTTGCATCTGGATCAACAACAAGCGCACAAGTAAATGGTGCTGGTCTTACTCTTGGTAATACTGGTTATCAACTTAAATTTGTAAGTGGTTCTATGGGTACTGTTGGTGATTCTTGGCAATTCAGCGGTTCAACAGGCTTTACAGATTTTACAGCAGGTAATATCACTGGAACGTCTCTTCTTAATACCAAGATAGTCGAGTCAATAGAATCTGCTTCAACCGCTACAATTAATATTTCAAAATTTATAACACTTGCAGATTCAACTGCTGCTGATATTACTGCAAACTTACCAGCAGCAGGACCAAGTTTTATTGGTCTTACTTACAAAGTTAAAAATGTAGGAACAAAATTAGTATTTGTTAAATCCCTTGGTGGAACAATTGATGGTGTCGCAGCAGCAACTGGTGTTACACTAGGAACTCAATATGCTGCCGCAACATTCGCATGTGACGGAACTAACTGGCACGTTTTCTAATCTAGTTTTAGGTTAGATATAAAATTGGGGAGTATCCTAACGGATGCTTCCCTTTTTTATTATCTTTTGCTATTTATATTAAAACAAGAGAATGTTTGTTTAAACTATAGGACTATTTAATAACATGGCATATAATTATTTTGGAACTGGCTCACAAATAATTGGAGATTTAATTTCCGTACAAGACCCACAATTAAACACAAAAATTGATTTTGGCGATGATCAAATTGATTTAGTAACAAGTGGAAGTACAGTTTTATCTGTTACAAAAGTAGGAGTATCTGTAACTGGATCTTTCGCTGTAAGTGGAGATATAAGTGCAGGAGCACAATTCATACTTGGAACAACATCCGAAAAATTAACAATTTCTTCTGGTGGAACTGGATCTGTTACCTATGATACATTAGTCAATTCAGTTTTCTATAATAGTGGACCAACTGGTAATATAACAGCAAACTTTACAAATGTTCCAACAACTACTAGCAGAACTACATCTGTTACAATAGTTATGTCTCAAAGTGCAACAGCTAGGATCGTTGAAGCATTACAAATTAATTCTACTTCTTCAACAATTAATTGGGCTAACAAAATAAAACCAACTGGAAATGCAAACCAATATGATATATTTGGTTTCTCACTTATACGTTCTGGCAGCACTTGGATCACTCTTGGTCAAATGAGTACATACGGATAAAATTATGATTAGCAGAATTTCATCTTTTGCAGGACCAATTTCTTATAATCCAGTAAGTTCTTTAGCCGCTGGATTATATAGAACTACTTATTCTGGTTATTTTGCTGACGTTCCTTCTTTTTTTGCTACGGCTACTCCAACTGCAACATTAGTTCAAACAACTGTAATTGAAGAGCCAAACTCAGAAGACGGCAATAGTTTTAGTATGCAGTGGTTAGGATATTTTGTTCCTACGACTACTGAAACATATACGTTCTTTTTAAGTTCGGACGATGCCTCTTTTATGTGGATTGGAACTAATGCGGTTTCTGGTTTTACAACAGCAAACGCAACAGTCAATAATGCTGGTCTTCACGGACCACAAGAAGTGTCTGGTACAATTTCACTTACTGCTAACACTTCTTATCCAATTAGAATTCAATATGGGGAGAACGGTGGTGGTGATGTTATGACATTTAACCATTCAACAGCAACAATCGGCAAAACTACTAATGTTACTGGCAAAGTTTTTTATAATGTAGTAACTAAAGGTTTTTAATAAAATAACCTATTTATAGTTAATGGCAAGACCTAGAAAGAAAAAAGAAGAAACTGCTTGGACGCAGCCCGCTCAACCTCCTCCTCCCTTATTTACAGGAGAGAAGGAGCGTAATCTTGTTAAGCAAGTTAATGACGAACTTATTGAAAGAGTTATTGGTCAACAGGTAGCGTATTTCTCAGTAGATATTGATCGTTCTAACTTCCATCCTCTTTATGGGGAAGCAATAGAAAAAACTTATCTTCCTCCAATAAGAATTTATGCTTTGGTTAAATGGGAAGGTCAAACACAATCCTTCACACAAAATATTGGTATTGATAAAGCAACATCAATAGAAATTCACTTTCACAAAAAACGTCTAACAGAAGATCAAGATGTTTTTGTTCGTGAAGGTGATTTTGTTTTATATGGTGATAGATATTATGAAATTGTTAAACTTGATGAACCAAAACAATTATTTGGGCAGATAGAAAACAAATTTGAAGTAATGGCTAAATGTATAAGAGCAAGAGAAGGTTTATTTAATCCTCAATTTGTTGCTAATACAGTTCCAACGACAAGAGCTACAACATCTACTTCAACTGGTTCATCTCCACAAGCAAACTATTCAAACAACTATTCGTTTAATAATTTAACAGTAGTAAACAATTTAACTGTTGGTGGGAACACATATCTTGGAGATTCAGCAGGAGATAATGTAATAATTACTGGTTCTGTTTCTATAAGTGGAACTTTGTTAGTTAATGGTTCACAAATTACTTTATCAAGTTCAGCGATAACAAATAAAACAATTTTAATTACATCAAGTTATTCAGTTGTAAGTGATGATTATTTTATTGGTGTTGATAGTACCTACTCTGGTATAATAGTATCACTACCAACTTTAGCTTCAACAACAAACGGAAGAGTAATACATGTTAAAGATATAACTGGATTAGCCACTACAATACGGCCAATTACGGTATCCGCTTCTTCCGGTCAATATATAGATTTGGAACCATACGTTAAAATTGATGTAGACCACGGTTCAATAAGTTTGTATAAAGCTTCAAATGGATGGAATTTGTTCTAATGGGATATAAAACATATAAATCTATACCTAAAATGGTAGGAGATCAAGAAGTAACAAATACTATTAAAGCTGATCTTCTTGAATCAACTTTATTAAAAATAGATGGATTAATAATCAATAGAACTATTATATCTTCTTCTTATAACATTAAAAGAACAGAATATTTTATTGGAGTTCATACCGAAAATGCAGCTTGTAGCATTACTTTGACCTTACCAAACGCTTCTGGTTCTGTTAATGGAAGAACTTATATTATAAAAGATGAAGGTGGAATGGCCGATACTTATCCAATAATAATTGATACTTTAAATGGTGACAGAGTAGACGGAGAAGATACCTTTACAATTGACTCACCTTATGCTTCATTAAATCTTTATACAGACGGATTTAACAAATGGTTTATCTATTAAATTTTTGCTAACAAACTTTTTTTATTTGTCAAGTGCTTTTGGAAAATTAATTCACTAATTACTTTTACGACACATAGTTTAACAGTTTCGGCTTTTGGACTATGTGTCGTTTTTTTATTAGGAGATAAAAAATATGGCTTATAAATTTCAATTAGGTAAAGCAAAACTTTCTGGTTCAATCGAAACAGCACAAGTAATTACTTCACAAGGTGGTCTTATCGTTAATGGTGATGTAGACCTTGACGCTGGCGTAATCAATAATACCGAACTTTCTGGTGGTATAACAAACGATAAACTTGTTAACAACACAGTAAAGTTTAACGGTGTAACAGTAGCACTTGGCGAATCTGGCTCATTTGGAACTGATGCAGTAACTGAAGGTTCAACCAACAAATACTACTTAGATTCAAGAGCAAGAACCGCAGTATCCGTAACTGATGCTGGTGGTGATGGTTCACTTACTTATAATTCTGGTTCTGGTGTATTCACTTACACAGGCCCATCTGCTGCCGAAGCAAGAGCACACTTTAGTGCCGATGGTCAAGGTATCGAATATGCTTCTGCAACTGGTCAATTCTCACTTGAGCTTACTGGTGCATCTCTTCTAAAGAATGCAAGTGGTTTACAAGTTGATGAAAGTTGGGTTAGAGGACGTTTTGGTCCTGGTTCTGGTCTTAGTTATGTTCCTGCTACTGGTATATTTTCTGTTCCAAATAGTGGAATTACAAATGCTATGTTGGCTAGCAGCTCAGTAACAATCAACGGAACTGCTGGCGAAGTTACAGTAGTTGGTTCACCATTAGCTCTTGGTGGAACTGCTACAGTAAGCCTTCCAAGCACAATCTCCAAGAATTTAACCTTCACTGGTCAAGTTACGATGGAAAACCTCAATATAACTGGTACTTTAACCACAGTTAACGCTACAAACCTTGAGATTAAAGATGCAAGAATCCTTATGGCTTCTGGCTCAACTGCTTTTGCTACTGACGTTGGTATCGACTTTGGTTCACACGTTGGTCACGCAACATTATTAACTGCTGAAGTTAATATTGATAGTAGTGGTAGTGCTGAAAACGTTCTTTCTTCATCACTTCCATTAGTTGCACCAGCAGTTAAGGCTACATCATTCTACGGTAACCTCGTAGGTTCGATGCAACTTAATGTTGTACCAAAAGCAGAAAATTATACAATCCTAAGTGGTGATAACGTTATTAAAGCTACAGCAAATATCACTCTTAATCTCCCAGTTGGACCAGCAGTTGGTCAAGAGCACAGAATTAAGTGCTATGCTGCCGATCCTACTGCATCAGTAATAATTGTTCCACAAGTTGGTGGAACAATCGAAGGCTTAAGCCAAGTTGTTCTTGAGTCATACGGTGCAGCCATTTCCTTAGTATGGGACGGATCTGCATGGATGGTATTCTAATCCTTCTTTTGTTGGATTTGGTTTACTAACCAATATAAAATGTGGTGGCATCTTCTTCGGGGGGTGCCACCCTTTTTATTTGTTTAATACTATTTATTTTCATGGCATTCAAACTTTTGAAGAGATAATAGGTGAGTAATTTAATTAAATTAGGGTTTTTCTAAATTTAGACACTATTTATTTTTGATTACATATAAATTGGAGAACTCCTTAATGTCTTCTTTGTTAGAACAAGCAATTATAGATGCCACAGCATTAAAAGAAGCTGCACTTAAGAATGCAGAAGCACAAGTATTAGAAAGATATTCAACTGAAGTAAAAGACGCAATAAAAAGCTTATTAGAACAAGACGAAGGCTTTAATTCTCCAGTAGCGTCGGAAGGTGGAACATCTGGTATTAATGGTGGAAACGTTGGCGATCAAATGACCCAAGCTTATAAAGACGGACAAAAAATGTGTCCTTGCCCAGAAGATGGGGATCAAATTACAATTGATTTAACAGTTGGCGATGTTGATGGAATAGCCAAAGAAGCTAATATTGATCTTTCTGGTAATAATGGTTCTGCTATGTCCCGTGATCAATTTATCCAATCACAAGCAGCACAACTTCAAGAAGGCGAAGAATATGAGATTGATAAAGGAGAACTTTTAGATCTCTATGAAAAACTTACAGTTGATGCTAGAACAGTTCCATATGGTAATATTGAGTATCCAGCCAACACATTAGAAGTTGAATATCAAAAAGATATTGCAGCAGCCAAAAAAGTTCAACTTGAAGCAGAAGAAGAAGTTGAAGCTAAGATTGAAGAAAACAAAAAACTTACCAGACAAAATAAAAGTTTACAAGTTGAATATAAAAAACTTGAAAAGATTACTGAAGCACTTGCAAATAAAGTAGAACAATACGAGAGCGCAGTATCACAGTTAAAAGAGAACTTAGATAAGTTATCCGTAACAAATGCTAAACTTCTCTATACAAACCGCGTATTGAATAGTAACTCCTTGAATGAGCGACAAAAAGATAAACTTGTCGAAGCACTATCTAACGCAAAAACAACAGACGAAGCAAAGACAATCTATCAAACACTTCAAAGCACAGTGGGGGGTAATACAAAAGTATCTGCTCCAAAATCACTTAGCGAAGCCTTAAATAGACCTTCTTCATCTGTATTTCACACAAAGCAAAACGATACAGTAACTCCAGAAGTGGAAAGAATGCGTCGTTTAGCAGGTATTAAATAAATAAACATTTAAGGAGTTTATAATATGTCTATTATCGAAAGATTAACAGAGGGCATGGTTCAACGTGACCTCGCAAAAGAAGGAACAGCCCTTCTTAATAAATGGGAAAGAACAGGTCTTTTAGAAGGTATTCGTACAGAAAGAGCAAAACACACTATGGCTCGTCTTCTTGAGAACCAAGCAAAAGAGCTTCTTCGCGAATCTTCAGCTATGGCTGCTGGTGACGTAGAAGGTTTTGCTGCCGTAGCATTCCCAATCGTTCGCAGAGTATTCGCTGGTCTTATCGCCAACGATCTCGTTTCAGTTCAACCTATGTCACTTCCATCTGGTCTTATCTTCTTCCTCGACTTTAAGATTTCATCAACTGCTGGATCTGGTCCAAGATTAGGTTATGCTGCAAATGATTCAGTTTACGGTCAAGGCGTTCTCGGTCAACAAATCACTGGTGGTGTTAGCTTAACTGGTGTAAATGCTGAGAAAGGCTTCTATAACCTTAATAACGGCTATACCTCACCAACTGGTTCAAATACAGGTATGACAATTACTGTTGTTGCTTCTGGTACATTTGGTGCTGGTACACAAGGTATTGACGAATTCTGTCGTTTTGACGCAGATTTTGTTTCTGGTTCAACCAGAGTATTGGTCGCTTCAGTAGTAACTGATACTGAGTTTGTTGCTCTTAACAAGAGAAATTTGGTTGCTATCGTAGCAGACAGCACATCACTTCTTAGTGGTAGCCAAGTTAGAAGATTAACACAATTTGGAAATGGTATTACTGTTGGTTCAACTGCTACCGCTGCAAATGATGGAAAAACTTATCTTGTATTTACAGCACCAGCCAATACTGACGCTTCATTAAATACTCTTAATGCTTCTGTTGGTACACAAGCTGCAAGCGTTATAGCTAAATTCCCAATAGTTGATAAGTTTGGCACAACTAATATTGCTGCTGGCTCAACTAACGCTCTTGGCGCAATTGCTGGTCAAGATACTTGGGGTCTTGAGGCTCAAACTGAAATACCAGAGATCGATATCTCCGTCGATTCAGTATCAATCACCGCTATAACCAAGAAAATGAAAGCAAAATGGACACCAGAACTTGGTCAAGATCTTAATGCTTATCACAATCTTGATGCAGAGGTTGAGCTTACCTCAATTCTTTCAGAACAAATCGGTCTTGAAATTGATCGTGAAATTCTTGAAGACCTTATCAAAGGTGCAACTGCTGGAACATTCTACTGGTCAAGATCACCAGGTTTGTTCGTAAACAGATTAACTGGTGCCGAAATTGGTGCATCAGCTAAAGCTCCAGATTTCACTGGTACTGTCTCAGCTTGGTACGAAACCTTGATTGAAACAATTAATGATGTATCAGCCCAAATCCACAGAAAGACACTTCGCGGTGGTGCAAACTTTATCGTATGTGGTCCAGAAACTGCAAACGTTCTTGAGTTTACATCTGGCTTTAGAGCTAAAGTAACTCACGAAGACGAGAAGGGTGAAATTGGAGCAATTAACGTTGGTTCAATCTCCAAGAAATTTGACGTTTACGTTGATCCATACTTCCTTCGTAACGTAATCCTCGTTGGTCGTAAGGGCAGCTCATTCCTCGAAAGCGGATATGTATATGCACCATACGTCCCACTCCAAGTAACTCCAACCATCTTTGGTACTGAGGACTTTGTTCCACGCAAAGGTGTAATGACCCGTTACGCTAAGAAAATGGTTAAACCAGATCTTTACGGTTTGGTCATTATCCGTGGCCTTATTGGCGAAAGCGGTTCTTGATAGAACAGCCTAACTAGGCAAAGAATCCCCCCTCTCCGAAAGGATTGGGGGGTTTTCTTTTATTTGTAACTATTTAAAGTATTAAGGAGTATTTTATTTAATGGCTGTCCCTACGTTAACTCCTGCTTCTACTTTAAGTGCTATTGTATTACCATCAGCAGGAAATCTGGTAGATGTAGCAGCAGCTTTACCTTTTGGTATTTATGCTTCCTCCCCAGCGTTTTTAACAGGAGCAGCAGACCAAGTTGGTTATGTATATAAAAAGCTTGGTGGTGATATATTAGATATTGAAATAACAACAGGAAATGTATACGCTGCTTATGAAGAAGCTGTATTAGAATACTCTTATATTGTTAATTTACATCAAGCAATTAACGCTATGCCTACTTTTCTTGGAGCAGCAACAGGAACCTTTAATAGTGATGGAGAATTTACTTCTGGTTCAGCATTATCGGGTCAAACTCCACAATTAGCTTATCCAAGATATAATTTAGATTATTTTTCAAGATATGGTGATGCTTTTTCACTTGAAGCTGGAATAGGCTCAACACAACAAATATATTCAGCTTCCTTCAGTGTTACCCCAAGTGTTCAAGATTATGACTTACAAGCTATTATTGAATCATCTTCTTTAAGTAACGTAGATAAAGCAAGTGGCGGTCCTGTACCTTACTCTGGTTCAGTTGGAAATAAAAGAGTAATAATAAGAAAAGTATTTTATAAAACTCCAAACTCTATGTGGAGATTTTTTGGTTACTATGGCGGCTTAAATGCTATTGGTAATTTATCATCTTATGGTCAATATGCTGATGATAGCACGTTTGAAGTAATCCCAACATGGCACAATAAATTACAGGCTATGGCTTATGAAACAGCAATCTACACAAGAAACTCTCACTTCTCTTATGAGATTAAAAATAATAAAGTTAGATTATATCCATGCCCAAGTGATATAGGTGTAGATCATATGTGGGTTGAATTTAGTATATCAAATGAAGCAAATCCTTGGGAAACACCTTCAAATTCAAGCGACTCCGAAACTGGTGGGGTTAATAACATTAATACACTTCCCTTCTCCAATATACCATTTGAGAATATAAACGCAATAGGTAAACAGTGGATACGTCGTTATGCTTTAGCGGTATGTAAAGAAATGCTAGGACAAGTTAGATCCAAGTTTAGTACATTACCAATCCCAGGTGACTCTGTTACTTTAAATGGTCCTGCACTTATGTCGGAAGCAAAAGAAGAAAAGAAAGAATTGAAAGAAGAATTAAATAAGATTCTTGATCAAGTAACTTATCACAAGATTGCTGAAACAGAAGCTAAAATGTCCGATGATGTTCAAAAGGTTTCTCAAAAGATTCCTGTTCTTATTTACGCAGGATGATATAAATGAGCGAAACAACACAAGAAATAACTTTTGAAGCTTCAACAATAGAAACAGTTGATTTTGCTGTCTATAATTGGCTAAATGAAAAGATGAATGTTCATGCTACTACTTCTGAAGGTTGGAAGAAAGTTCCTGTTATATGGACTTCCGCAGAAAGAGCACATCAAATTAAAGCAGATAAAGACATTCGTGATTCATCTGGTATGATTAAATACCCAATTATATCTCTTGAAAGAACTTCGATGAATAAAGATGTAAATAAAAAAGGTTCTGTCCCAGCAAATATAAGAAATATAAATGATGAAAAAGGTGGAACAATAACAATAGCAAGAACAATTCAACAAGAAAAAACATCTAATTTTGAGAACGCAACATTAAATAAATATGTTGGAGCAAATGAAGATATTAGAAGAGCTATTGAAAGAAATAGAAGAAATGGTAATAAAAAAGGATTATTTGAATTAAGAGATCAAAGAGTGATTTCTGGAAACAAAACAGTATACGAAACAATAACAATTCCTATACCTATACATGTTACTATAACATATTCAATATTTATTAAAACAGATTACGTTCAACAAATGAATGAAATATTGGCACCGTTTTTAACAAAGAATGGTAATACAAGGTCTATAATATTACATAATGAAAATCATAGATTTGAAGCATTTATGAATGGTGATATAACACAAGATAGTAATTACCTAAGCCTTAATGAAGAAAGAAAAACTTATGGTTCAAAGATTACACTAGAAGTATTAGGTAAACTTATTGGTGGTGATAGTAATGAAGACAAACCAAAAATTATTAGAAGAGAAAATGCTGTTGAAGTTAAGTTCCCAAGAGAGAAAGTAATACTTCAAGACGAGATTGAAGAATTAGATTCAAATAAAAATAAGCGTTATTACAGAGAATAATGCTTTTTGCTGCTTATATTACTACTTATTTATGATTATATAAATCCATTAAGAGGGAGTGAAAATAATGTCAGTATCCAGTTTCAAGTTTGTATCCCCCGGCGTCTTTGTTAAAGAGTTTGATAACTCACAAATCACAGCCACACCAGCAGGAGTTGGCCCAACAATTATCGGTCGTCTAGAAAGAGGACCAGCTATGCGCCCAGTTCGTATTGGTTCTATGTCACAGTTTGTTGAAATCTTTGGCAATCCAGTAGCTGGTAGAGTTTCAAATGATGCTTGGAGAAATGGTAATTACTCCGCTCCAACCTATGCTGCTTATGCTATTCAAGCTTGGTTAAGAAATACTCCATCAGTAAACGTTGTTAGATTACTTGGAACACAACACACAAGCGCAACAACTGACGGTAAGGCTGGTTGGAACTTGGCTGCTCCCGCTGCATCTGCTGGCGGTTCTTATGGATTGTTCTTAGTTAATTCTGGTTCAACTAATTTAACTGGTACTCTTGCTGCTGTTTGGTATCTCGCTACTGGTTCAATCGCTCTTTCTGGTACATTAGCAGGTGGTTTAACTACCGATACTGCTCAAGGCTCAAATGCTCTATTTAAATCAGATGATGTAAACGGAGAATTCAAAGCTGTAATATTTGACGGTTCTGGTGCTCAAACTTTCAAGACCTCATTCAACTTCAATACTGATAGCAACAAGTACGTTAGAGATGTATTCAATACAAATCCAGTATTAACTAATACAACGATTACACCAACAGCTAATCAAAAAACGTATTGGCTTGGTGAGACATTTGATCGTTCAGTAGCCGAATATGTTACTAGTTTAACAGGTTCTGGTGCAGTATATGGCTTTGTTGCTCCATTAACAAACGGAACTAATCACGGTGGTAATTTCCGTACTGGTATGCAAAAATCAAAAACTGGTTTTGTATTTGGTCAAGATCTTGGATTTAATAATGCAACTTACAATCCAGCAAATATGCCACAATTGTTCAGATTTGTTACAATTGACTCTGGCGAATGGGAATCAAAGAATCTTAAAATTTCAATCGTAGATGTTAAAGGTCCAAGAAATCCACAATTTGAAGAATATGGAACATTCTCTGTTGAAATTAGAAGAGCAGAAGATCTTGATGTTGTTCCTAAAGTTGTTGAAAGATTTACAAACCTTAACCTCAATCCAGCTTCTGAAAACTATATTGCCAGAAGAATTGGTGATCGTTTCATCGAATGGAATGATAGTGAGAAGAGATACAGAGAATTTGGTAACTATTCAAATCTTTCTAAATATGTTTATGTAGAGATGAACGCACAAGTTGATAACGGTACAGCAGATCAACAACTTGTTCCATTCGGTTTCGTAGGTCCAGCAAGATTTAAGAAAGTTCAAGTATTAGGTACTGGTTCATTAAATTATGCCAACACATTTGTTTCATCTTCTGGTGCTCGAAATATTGCTACTGCTGGTAACTTCTTAAAGATTACAGGTAGTATATCATCTTCCTTTGATGCACAATTCTTATTCCCAGCACCAGCCCTAAGAGTTTCAGCAGCAGCAGAAGGTCTTTCAGATATAACTAAAGCTTACTTTGGTTATGACGTTACTACAAAAGCTACCAAAACACAAACAGACAAATCTTATGTAGATTATGTAAGATTGGCTACAGCAGATTATTCAGTTGATTCTGCTCCTTCTGGCTCAAACAGAGAGTTTTCGTTCTACTTCACATTAGATGATCTTTCTGGTTCATCAAATGGTGCAGTATATGTTTCTGGTTCAAGAGTATTGGGTACATCAATAACCGCTACTGGTGCCTCAAGTTCATATGGTTCTATATTTACTTCAGCAAGTTACGAAGCAGTTCTTAATGCTGGTTATAATAGATTCACTATGCCATTAGTTGGTGGTTT